AATTACGCTAGAGGAATGGTTAGCACAGAATATCTTCTTGTTGAAGCTGGATTTAGAGTTATGAGAGAAAACGACATGAATGTTATTAACTGGTTACTTAATGATAAAGATGCTGCACAATTTATGCTAAAGGTAATTAAGAGTGGTGATGAACCTATTACAACAAGTGAAGCAAAAACATTCTATGGAAGAATGAGAGCATTCATTATAGGTAACTTAGCACGAAACAACACTAGAATAAATGCGTTTGTATACGATGAAGAAGCAATAAAAAAAGAAAGGGAAAAACAAAAAAATGAAAATCTATAGTGGACCACAGCCAAGAAAAGTCATGCATATGGGTGGCGAGTTGCAAACCAACATGTCTGCCAATATGTCTGCACCATTAAAAAAATCACCATTCGCAATGTCGGCAGCAGAAAAACAGATGAAGCCAACAGGTATGCCTAAGATGATGCGATATGGTGGAAAAGCTAGAAAAAGATAGGCTGACTAAAAAAAAGTCTTGATATAAGAACGCTGAAGGGGGTGAAACGATAGTCTCTGGTATAATCCTACCTGAGAAATTGCTTCACCCCCTTCAATCTTTTAGAATCGCTATTGTTTAGGTTTGTCCGATTTTAGCTGGTCAAGTTCCCTTTTTAGCTGTACATTCTCATTCATTAACCCTGTAACGACATTTAACAGCATTACTTTCTCTTCTGAACCTATAATCATAGTCTTTATGTCTTCATAGGTCATGCCGGGTTTTACTTCTTTAGTTTCTTCTTCTGCCATACTCACCTCAATGTGTATATATTGTTGATCGATTTAACATCTCATCACCTGTTGTTTTTAAGTAACGAACTAGAGATGCCAGTTTAAATGTGCCTTCATATTGTGGAAGACCATGCTCCATAACCCTAATCAATTCTTCTGGGTTTACAGATTCCATTCTTATGTCAACCTTACCATCTTGGTTGAGATAAGCCTTAAACGAAAATAACTCTGCTAACTGATTCTTAGGCACTGACGTAATCTTCCCAAGGTATTAGTTCTTTTTGCAAAGCCATAAAACATGGTGTTCTAAAAAGAAAGTGATCACCATATCTTTTAGATGATATGAAGTCTTTAGATTCCATTACACCTTTAAGATCATAACTTCCTTCCTGCCCAACCATTAAAGCGTATACATCTACATGTGGGTTGTTTTTTCTAGTAATCAACCTTCCACCTAAATGTTTTGTGGATTTTACGTCAAATACTTTTCCATCAATTTTAGCATCCCCACCATCTGTACCTTTACGTTTAGATGATGCTCCAAACGTAAACACATTCTCTGGGTACACTCCTGCAACTTTACAGAAAGCTAATTCAGACATTGCACCTTCTATGTCAGGTTCTAACTCTGTCATCTTATCCGTCTGCCTGTCGTCAAACACGCTGTTCTTCCTGTTCATGGAATAGCGTTTCTTTGCTATGAGCATCCCAACCTCTTTTTCAAAATCATTTAATTCTATCTTCATGCTGTATCTCCGATGTCTACTAGTTCGCATACTCCAGCAGTACAGGCTAATTCCCTGCTACCAGATGTATTGTCTTCTTTTTCATACTCCGAAAGTTTATTAAAGTCAATACTTTTCGGTGTGTTGAGCAACAATGCAGTGTAGTCTTCTTCTGTGCAATCCTGATAAGGGGCTTGCTGATACACATGATCGTCATAGGGTAGGAAGGATATGCCAGATATAATATCAAAGTTTCTGTATACCCATGCACCTACTTCCATCCATTCTTCTTCCCTGACAGTTACAGTGATAGAGGGTTTGTGTTCACACCACTTATCTGCGTAGATCTTCCACAGATTTAATTGCTGTAATGCTGACACATCTTTTCGTGTCACTGCTTTGTCAGGTGACTTTGAAGGAAATGAAAACACAGTAGTATAGTCTGGCTTCATTACATCTGGTTCGTTGAGAACACCTTCATCTTTCATAAGCTTAGTTAGAGGGTCATTGTTGTCTGCCCTTACAGTTCGTATATAATAACTGCTGTGTCTTGAATGTATTCCACTGGCAGAGTTAGTAAGTTGCGACACAGTACCCGATGGCTTTACACAGGTTATTGCTGCACTCTGAGGGATACCCAGTAGTGACGCAAACTCTTGGTTTGTTCGTATCGCTTCTTCTTTCATCTTTTCTAGCCATTTTCCAGACTCTTCTGTTTTTGATAAGACTGAGTGATCCATTATACCAGTTAAGGATACTCCTAATAATCTTTCTTCCTCTGTGTTCTGTGTCCATATCTTCCTCAAATATTTAAAGTCAGTTAATGTTGATTGGAACGTACCTAGTATGGTTGCCATACGTACCTTCCGTTTTAATTCCAGTAATGTGTCTCCACTGCGTACAACCACTTCAGACAGGTTGCAAAACTGGTAAGGTCTTAGGATAATTTCAGAGCAAGGGTTAGTACCCCAGACATGTCCTGTCTCTCGTCTTCCATTCCTAGCTACCTGTCGATCAGATGCTTCACGATTAAATATCCCTCGCTCACCTGACTTGGATTCATACAGAGACACCCATTCACGCATGAATGTACCCATCTCTGGCTTGTCCTTATAGGATACGCTGTTGTTGGCTAAAGCACGTTGCCCCTCAGTTTCCCACCAATTACCAGACTTGGCATGTCGCATTTGGTCATCCCCTAGATTAGATAGGCTGATCAATGCAGATCTTCTGACTCCACCTACCACAACTACTTGACCAACCTTGCACATAAGGTCATGACATTCAATAGGATACAGTCTTCTACCTTTAGCTTTCTTAAAAGTATTTACTGTAAAATCAAACAGTTCCACCAGAGGTTCAGCCCCAGATGCCCTGCCACCCATAGTCTTTAACTTTGCTCCTGCAGGTCTAACCTGTGACACATCCCAAGTGGGAACTTGCCCAGAATACAGCAATGCTATCAGTTCCTTGTAGGACTTTGCCCACCCTAATCGGCTGTCCTTCACATCAATAACCGTATCACTCTCAAGAAAATTTTCTGCAATAACAGGAAGCTTATCTACATGTTCTCTCTCTACAGAAAACCCTACTCCTGTTCCACACATCAATATGTACATTGACTCATCAAATGCTCTTGGGTGATCAACAGGAATATAGCTACAGTTATACCCACAGATATTGTCCTTATGCAAAGCTTCCCCTGCAGTCATCATTGCTCTCATAGAGGGCATGACCTTCAGATCAATTATGTGGTTGTAAAGCTGATCGTACAGACTGCCTATATCATCAATGCCGTGATTCTTCCTTATGTGATGGCACATGTAATCTAGATAACGTGTGACAGTTTCATTCCAAGTCTCTCGTCTGTTAGCGTTTTCTATCCATCTAGCATAACGTGACTTATGGATAAAGTCTTGATATGGTGTGGGTAGGCTTTTCATTTTTTCTTCATTTCCTCTTCCGATTTAAGTTCCAAGAGTTTGTTTAAGTACCACTCTGCTTTCTTCAAATCTTCTATAGGCTTACCTTTATATCTGTATCTCCAGAGGTATTTTAATATTACTCCCTGTAGATAGTATTCAAAACCTTCACTGTTTGCTGACCGAATAGCATCAATACATTCTATATCATCCTGTCTATAATGGGGTGGGCTGTTTACCATATCTTTTATCATTGCTTATCTCCGAAATCTACCTTAACAACATTATCTTTAACTATCTTTCCTTTTACTTCAATATCACGTTCCAGACCTTTTCTCATTTCTATTCTGGCTACTCCCAACCCTACCACATGATCAAAGTTCGTGTCAAGCATTTCTAACAATCCTTCCTGTGCAACGGATGCAGCACAAGGCACAGCATCTGGATTATCCACCTTAGTCGTGTCATAGGCTGATAAAGTAAACTGTTCTTCATCTACCTTCTCTAATATAATATAGTACCTGTTTGGCAACAGGGTAAATCGTTCTATTGTTTTTTTATCGTCACTCATTTTTTCAACCAATCTAAAGGCACTACCTTGTTTGCCCATTTAAAATTATGTTTTCCACACCATTGACCATAACTTGTTTTGCTTCCTTTGTAAATCTTTTGATGACAATTCATAAATAAAAATCGTATGTCAAGTTCTGGATGTTGCTGTTGTACCATCAGCATCTTGGTTCTATCTGTAGATATGAACCTGCCCTTTGCTTCTATGTATATGTCTGTTTCTGGAATGTAAAAATCTGGAACATAGGTTCTAACTTGGGGTTTGTATTGAATCTTATGTTGTTCATATTCAAACTTTCCCCCTTGCATCCTTATATCCAATGCTACACGTTTTTCAAATTGCGATCTATAGGTAATCATTTTTCAAGTTATCCAAATGGGTTGTTAATTTTTTTTCTACTTTAGGGGAATACCTTTTTAA